TGAGGAACACTAACCATTACAGACTCTGCTTCATTCTCAGTAGGGTTTACTTGCAATATTCTTCAAACAGGATCGTCACAAGTTACAATTGCTGGAACTGGATTTACGCCAGATTCTACCCCTGGATTAAAATTAAGAACACAATGGAGTTCCGCCACATTAGTTAAGAGAGCCCTAAACTCTTGGGTTGTAATGGGCGATTTGAGCGCATGATATGGCTAGAATATTTGGCAGACATGGCAGACGTAAACAAAAGGTCCCAAACTTATCTGGATTAACTAGATCTCAAGCTCAGGCAGAATTAACTGCTCGTGGATTTTCATATTCTGAGTCTTCTTCAAATACATCTACATCTTCTGATGATACAAAAATAGCAAGTCAAAGTATAACTGCAGACACAACTCTTTTATATGGAGAATCTGTTACTTATACTTATTATACATATGTAGCACCTTATTATAATCCTTATTATAATCCGCCACCATATTACAATCCATATAGTAATCCTCCACCATATGATAACACTTACTATAATCCATATAGTAATCCTCCACCATACGATAATACATATTACAATCCATACTATAACCCATACTATAATCCACCAAGCGGCGGTGGCGGAGGATGTTTTGTATTCGGAACAGAAATTCTTATGGCAGACGGTACTTATAAAAAAATGGAAGATCTTCAAATTGGAGATCAAATTTGTGGTGCTTCAATTCCAACGCTACCAGATGAAGAATATCCAGCCTATGTTGATGAATGGTCAATTTCAGAAACTAACGGCATAGAAAAAATTTCTTCCACAGTTACTGGAAAGATATTCGACATGTTCAATAGCTACTTTAGAATAAATAACTCAATAAATATAACATTCGAGCACCTTGTTTTATCTAGATCTATTAATACAGAATGGCGATTTGTTTCAATTGGTGCTATTGAAATAGGTGACTTTATATTAAATGAAGACATGCAAGAAGTTGAAGTTATTTCAAAAGAAGAAATATTTGAACAGGTTCAAACTATTAATATTGATACAGAGCCAAAAGATGTTTATTTTGTAAAAGGAATGCTGGCCCACAACATTATTTGTTACTATTGCGGTGGTAAGATATGATAATTGAATATCAAAATTTTTTACCAGAGTCTGATTATTTAATTCTAAGAAGATTTGCAGAAAGAACAAATGACTGGCAAAAAAATAGTAGTCCTTTATGGAATATGAGGGCCGTAAATACATTTAATGTAGATCCAAGAGAAAAAGAAGTTCTGACGACAATGTTAAAGTTGCATAATTTAACTAGAATCGAAATTGAAAACAATTTAAACCCTGAAAGCAAATTGCATGCTGAGACCATACAGTTTCAAAGAACATTTGTTCAGCCAGATCAGCCACCACATTCAGACTCTACTGGAAATAATGGAGAAGATAATGGAACTTCACAAAGAAAGTTTTCGTCATTAATATATTTAAATGATGAATTTTCTGGAGGGAATTTGTGGTTTCCAAAGCAGAATACAGAGATTGAGCCAAAGCCAAATACCATAATTATTTTCCCAGCCACATTTGAATATATGCATGGAGTAAAAGCAGTGACAAATGGGATTAGATATAGTATACTTGAGTTTTGGACATATGCAACAGAGAATACTTTTTGCGAAAATGTTTTAGAGAGGTGGGCAGATAATGGCTAAAGAAGATATAGTTGTTATATATGATTTTATAACAGATGAAGAATGTTCAGCGATTTTAGAATATGAAAAATATTTGACTGAAAATGATTTATGGGATCAGGGAGATAAAAAGGGAGATCCAAAACAACACTGGGCAAAAAGATTTCTAGGTGTTCAAAATTTAAGTTTAAAAGAAAAAGGCCTCGGAACCCCCAGAGACCTTGAGATGATAGATTTATGTGTCTCAATAAGAAAAAGAATTAGATCTAAAATAAAAGAAACATGGGGCCTTCAGGAAGAAATTTATGCGGATTCTTTAAACTTAATTAGATGGCCACAAGCAGAACAGCAACCTCCTCATGCAGATTATGAAAACTTTGGCTTAGAGCCTCATGTGTGGAATTGGAGAGATATAGGAGTTGTCTTATATCTAAATGATGACTTTGTTGGTGGCCAAATATATTTTCCACAGCATGATTATTCAATAGATATTAAAAGAAAAATGTTAGCATTTTTTCCAGGAGATCAACAGCATGCTCATGGAGTTAAAAAGGTAGAAGAAGGATGTAGATATACAGTTAATATGTTCTATACCTACTTTGAGTCACATAAGGACACACTAGAGCAATGATATTTAAAAATAAATCGGTAGAGAACCAAATAGAATTCTATTCCTGGTCTCACCAAGCTGAAGAAATAACTACAATGCCAGTTCCAGCAAAATCACATATATCTGAAATGTGGAAAGCAAAAGAAAGATATTATGGCAATGAAGAAAAAGAGTTAGATCTTAGAGTTACTGGAGATAGAGGAAACGGTGTTCCTAATCTAGGACTAAAACACTGTATGCCATATTTTGATGCGATGACTGCTGGCTATTTACAACTGCTTCATTGTGATCTTCAAGTTACCCAAGTAAACGGGCAGCCAGAAATTAAATGGAGGTCATCTTTAGCCCCGCTTCAAGTTAGACAAATAGAAGAGATAGATGCACCTCACGGATATAGTTCAAAACATTATGCCTGGTTAATGCAATGGGGATTAAAAACTCCCGCAGGTTGGTCTTGTTTAATCACACAACCAATAAATAGACCAGAGTCGCCATTTATATGTACTTCTGGGTTTATGGATACAGACAAATATCATGCTCCAGGGAACATTAGCTTTCATGTCAAAGAAGGATTTGAGGGCATTGTTCCAGCTGGTACTCCAATATTTCAAATTATTCCAATCAAAAGAGAGCCATGGGTATCTGTCAAAAATAATAATTTGCGTGAAGAAGGTAGGTTTGATCAAGAAAGAAAAAAGAATGTTTTTTCTGGATACTATAAAAAGAATCGCTGGCAAAAGAAGGAGTATTCGTAATGCATGATCCAACACTCACTAGATGGAAAAAACAAGCCGTATTTGGTTTTGCTGGCACAAACTTAAAAATTGAAACAATTAAAAATGCAGCAGGTAGATACCAGACAGCCGTATTTGAGACAGATGAAATTGGTAGACTAAGGGATCTAGCTATTAAGTTTTCTAAATACCATTCCTCAGAAGAAGATGCTTCAAACTTTTATGAATCATTAGTGAAAGGCTTTATCGCTCTACAAGAAAAAGCCTACTATTCTTCAATAGAAGATGTTTATGCTGAGATAGAGTCAGCCAGCCTTATTCCTAATCATAACGGTCCTAGGAAGTTCGACTTTGTCAGAGTTCCTGCAGGAAATACAATAGTTGGACATAACATTAACGTAGAGGAAAATGAGCGAGGATAGGTCGGCAAAGCCGTGGGACCTTCTAAACAAAAATATAGGAAGGGTAGAGCAGGATATTGCAGAAAACAGAATGAATATTTGCAGATCCTGTGAGCATTTCTTAAAAATGACGGGGCAATGCAAAAAATGTGGCTGTATTATGGCTATGAAAACTAAGTTACCTAACGCTACTTGCCCAGAAGGAAAATGGTAGTATTTAGATTTTTTTAAGGGTATAATTAGGAGAGAGGTATACGCAAATGGCAACAAATTTTCCAACTAGTTTGGACGTTTTAACCAATCCGCAAGGAACTGATTCCGTAGCGGCAGTTCCTCATGCCGCCCAACACGCAAACGCAAATGATGCAATCGAAGCCCTTGAAGCCAAGGTCGGTGCGAATAATTCTGCTGTAACTACAAGCTTAGATTATAGAATTCGTACACTTGAAAGCGCTTCAGTAGATACAGAGGCTATTCAAGATATTGTAGGCGGAATGGTAACTGGAAATACAGAGACCAATATAGTAGTAGATTACAATGATACTACAGGTAAATTAAACTTTTCAACAGGCGCAGATGTTGTAACCACAACATCCCTAAATAATACTCTTACTCACCCAACAACAGGATATATCCCAGTTTCAGATGCGGGAAATCCTGACGGAATTGCAACATTAGGCCCAGATGGTTTTGTTCCAGCTTCTCAATTAAATATAGATGAAAAAATTCAAGATACTGCTGCGCTTATGTTTACATCTGCAACACACAGTAATATAACGGTAGCATATGATGACAATACTGGAAAATTAAGCCTTACTGGAATTCCTCTTACACAAGAGCAGGTTCAAGATTTTATAGCACCGCTTTTTGCCCACTCATTCCACACAAATGTTACAGCAACATATGATGATACAAATAATAGAGTTGTTCTTGAAGGTTCAGGCGGGGGAGGATCAGGAA